GTTCTCTTAGATGATCTTACGTTTTGGAAACTTGTTTCTAAGAAATTGAAAATCCTGTTATCTGTGGTTGATATATCCATTATAGTCATACGTCTAGCACCTGTGTCAAACTATGTGACACTTACATAGGTGTCACAGCAAGATTGAAACTGAGCGTTAATCTGTTATTATCAAATCTTTGAGTCTTTACACCATGTCGTACAAACGAGGGAAATAACAATAAATCTCCTTCCGTTATATCAGGTGTTAATATCTGATCTTGCTCGAATATATGTGTGTAACCTAGTACTGTATGCTCTAAGTTTAAATTCTCAAAATAAAAGTTAGCATCTTCTCCCTTCTTATACTGTATGAATATTACTCCACTAAAATTAATAAAATCAGGGAAATTTACATGATGATGTGGTTCTTGTGTGTGTCCACTATTATATAAGTTTAACCATGAATTTATTAAATCTATGTTGCAATGTGTGGGGAAATATTGATACAAATAGGGTGCGAGAACCTTGCCTAGTTCATCAGCATCTACTACATCTTGCTCTTCAAAATATGTTGTATAAACACTACAATTCCATTTACCCTGAGCATCTTTGAGTAAATGTTTAGCACTATCTAATAATGAACCAAATAACTCTTTATGGTTATGTATCTTGCAATGGTAGTATTGTATAGGAAATAATGTATGCTTCATTAAAATCCCTTACCGCCTGATCTCTTAGGTTTAATGTCTATTACTTCTACATTCTCTATTAATTGATGTTTATGCCAATAGTTCTCTATAACATCATTATAATCGTATGTAATGACTGAACTACCGTCTTTACAATTAATCTTATACTTATGTCTATTGTATTGTCCTTCACTTGTTTTAGTGAAGTAATTGGATTCTTGCTCTGGTGTTATCATCTACAATACTCCTTATCTACTTTACATAGTTCCTCGTATAATCTATTGTTTCTTTCACTCCTATCAATTTTAAGTGATGTTCTAATAAGTGATAGAAATACAAGTCCGATTAAAATGTATAAAAAATAGGGTCTCATAGGTCAAATCCTAACTCTTCTTGTAACTTATCTAGTTCAGCAGAACATTCGCCACACCGCCAACCTTCTACCTCGTCTCCGTAGTAAGCATAACGATTAACAAATCTTCCAGAACCCATGTGACAAGGTTTTCCACAATCTACGCAAATTTCTGATTCAAATAGATTCATAGGTTGAATAACAACTTCCATAATACTCCAATAATAATGTTAAGTCAAATTCTGTGTGAGTTTGATAATAGTTCCAATAACTATCTCGTCAAACTGGTCAGCATTGTCAGGTCTTACACCTAACATTTGAAATCCATAGTCACATATCTCTTCTATTTGAGCAAGTGATTGATCTCCACCACTCATAATATACTTATCGAATGTTGCTATTTTAGTGTGATGATTAGTCGGCATAGTGATTAGTGATAATGTCTTTTAGTTCTTCGAGTTGATTACGCTCTAATAAATTGAACATGAACTCTATTAAGTCATGCTTTCCGCCTTCATAATCCTGACCTACAATATCATGTAAGTCATCTAATAGATTTAGGTCAGTTTGATTGTAGTTAATCATGTGTCCTCTGTATTAATTTCATCATACACCCTAACGGATAGTTCTTGGTCTCCACCTGTGTCAATATTATTTCTGTCACAAGCATTGCCCACTATCTCCCAGATTTTGTTAAGTTCATCATCATTGAGATATGAAGTCATATTGTAGTAAACTTCAACTTTACCATTATATGAACATTCTCCATACGGATTGTCCTCTGGGTATTCCCATAATCTACTCTCCGTCATGATCTATCTCCAATGAATCAATAAAGTCAACACAATACTGTGTGAATTTCTTAACATCAACAGGTGCAACTTTGTCATTGTCTTCGCCAATATAATAGAATTGGTTGTTGATGTTAGAAATCAAAGTAAGAAGTGCTGTTTCGTTGTTTGTGTACATTCTACCAATCTCCGTTAGAATCAGCATAGCAATCTTCATTCCAATGCTCTGTCTCTTCTAAGACGCCAACGTGACGCATGATACCATCATAGATTTCCATGCCTGACCTTGACATTCTACCACATGAATAATCCCAACCTAACTCGGTCAAGTTATCCACAATAAATGAAAGTGAAACTTTTTTCATAATGTTTGTTTTATTGATATACTAATGATAGTCACGATTGGCAAAAAAGCAACAACCTCATGTGCCACTATCTGAACTGTCTATTGTTGAAATTGGCATAACTGAACTGTTGACGTTTGATAAGTTTGAAAGTACCATAGTCGTTAGACATTACAAAACCCTCATGCTCATAGGGAACAGCATCAAAGAGGCATTGAACATTCTCTGTAGTAGTGATGCCTTCCATGAGTAATTCTTTTATCTCAATTATCATATTGTATAAGTGAAATAAGTTTCTGGAATATCCAGTATCACTTGCCAACTTATCAGCATCAAGTGTTTGCCCTGATCTGATATAACTATTGATATTTACTTTTAACTGTGCTATGTCATCATCATGTGGAAATCTTACAAATGGTATGATAGTTTTAGCAAGTGTGATAAGTAAACTTAATCTAAAATGTCTGTTAGATATTGATGCACTTGTATCAATAAAATGTACACCATAACTTTTAGACTCTCTGTAGTGAAACTTAGCATCTAACTCTTGTATGGTAGCACCAATATACTGTGTATGAGTAGCAACAACAATATCGTCAATTACATCATCAAATTTGTATGTAATTGTATTTGGTGTATGGGTATCTGAACCACCATAACCAATAAAGTCGCCCTGATAAATGCCATCATTCTGTGGCAATCTGTCTAGACATATATGTAAAATTGAGGCAACTTTAGGTATATGTCCATGATTAGATTCAATATCAGTATGTGTATAGTTTATCTTGATTCTTCTCTTGTTGAATACTGATTTAGTTCCTACAAAGAATTTGCCATTCTCTGGGTTAGTTCCATATACTATGGCAGGGGCGCCATCATATTTTACTGATACCTGACTCTGTTTAGTATCCAAAAACTTGATAGCATCAAGCGCTCCCTGTCTGCCAGTGAGTACATGATCTTCTATGTGTTCCAAGTGTTTGTTCTTCATAGAACCATTATAACATAAAATGTAAGAAGTGGTCTTACGTTAAGAAGTGCTTCATCTGACTTAATTTAATAAGTAAACTCTTTACAGATACAAAACTGCCACTAAAGAGAGTGTCAGGGAGCGGGGCGAACTGATCTGAGTTTCACTCATGGCGCCCAAATTTACCTACTGGGAATCGCTTACACCTGTACCCCTACTAACTACTGATCTAGCAATGCTGACGCTCGAGTTCGGGCAGTAGAACCGCATATCCCTGACATTTATATAATAGTACATCATGGCAACAATACAACCCTTTGTGTGCCACTTTGTTAACTGTCACGCCATTGGTATATTGAATGACATTATTGTTCTTTGTTTCTTTGATGGATTAACTGGGCACTCATGTAATAATAATGATGGAAATACAATTATCTCTCCCTCCTTGACAGGCGGTTGTGCTTTGTGTATTGTACCATAATAAGGATTAGGAAATGGCGAATAGAATGATGTGCCTAAATGTTCCTTTTCATCAAACTCAACATATAGTACACATGATAAATTCATCATGCCATGATTATGAGCGCCATGATGTTCTCCCTGAGTATATTGTTGTGACCATAATTGCCACTCATCTAAACTTTTAACTGGGCACTCTCCTCTGTATCTGTCTGCCAATCCCTCTGTGAATACCTGTACTATCTCATCTAATTCTTCCGCCATTACATTACAAAATTCATCAAAATATGGCGGGCGAGTATTATATTTAAAGTAGTCTGTCTTACACTCTTTAGCATCAAGGAAAGCAACATCATCATCACTAAGTTTAATCATTTCGAGCAACTTAGGTTTCTTTTCTGCCCAGTTATTAACTGTAAACTTATTGATGCCAATGGCAAATAACATTAATGGTTCATTCATTTGCTTTTGTAGTTCTTCCTAGTTTTTCTCTTTGGTTTGAGTCCGTTAGGGTCACGTTTTAATGCTGCTTTGAGTTTCTTTAAATACTTTAAGTGATTAGGATAGACTATATTCATTAACTCTTTTTTAGTTTGTCTATCTTCCTTACTCATCTTTATCGTAAAAACGTAAATCTGTGCCTGGAAATGGTTGATCTAACCAATCAGTTAAGTCATCAAGAAATAGGTCACAATCCTCGCCCTCTTTGCCCTCAAATGTCATTTCATGACATAATGACTCAGCATCTTCTAGTTTCATTTCATCAATTAGTTCCTCTATTCTCCTAGCATAATGTTC